GAGATTTAGGAGGTGTTGGAACTTCGGCTTCGGCCCCCATTATCTCGAGTGGAGCTGTCACAAATATAAAATTGGCCAATCTAAGCGGCGCTAGTCACATCAAGGGTTCAAGCTCGAGTTCATCTGCTGCGACAGATTTAAGTTTAGGGCCGGGTCTGTCCATATCTGGAACCGTTTTAGACGTCAACACGTCTTCTCTTTCTGGTTCGTTTTTACCACTTGTAGGCGGTACAATGTCGGGTGCTATCTCTCAACCCGCGGCTCCCGTTAACCCTAACGATCTAACAAATAAGGCCTATGTCGACGCTCAAATAACAGGTTCAAGTACACCAGACGCGACAACTTTGGTCAAAGGTAAGGTTCAGCTAGCCGGAGATTTAGGAGGTGTTGGAACTTCGGCTTCGGCCCCCATTATCTCGAGTGGAGCTGTCACAAATATAAAATTGAGCGTTGGTTCCAATTCAACCTTAAAAGGAACAAGCAGTGGTGGTGTGGTAAGCGACATTAGTTTAGGGTCTGGTTTGAACCTTACGGGGACTACTTTGACAGTGGACTCGACTACCTTACCGAAAGCTGGAAATACCCAATTCGGCGCGATTGGATTTGACCCTTCTGGAGACTTGACACAAACGGCGGCAAACTCGGGTATTGGATTGGTTAAACCACAGGCTATTACTAACTCTAAACTTGCAAATACATCTAATAATGGTCAATTGAAGGGATCAAGTCAAGGGAGTTCTGTTGTTACCGATCTAACCATTGGTACTGGATTATCTTTGACTGGTAGTACTTTGTCTGTCACTGCCGGTGTATTGAACGTAGTCCAATCTAATACTGTTTATACTATATTGGGAAGCGCAAGTAGTCCAACTTCACCGGTTCCTATGCCTGGTTATACCGTAAATGTTAATCCGGGTCAGGGAGTCAAAATTAATTACTCCTGGAACTACCAAAGTGCAGCTGGAGGTACAACTTATTCACCTTCATTTGGATGGTCTGGTACATCCATTACAGACGCATTTCAAGCTCATATACCTGGAATTTTTGGTGGTGGTGGATTACCTCTTTGCACCTCTATTTTCCAATCAACGCCTCCGGCTCAGTATACGCTCCCAACAACCAACGCAAACACGGTATTAAACCAAAATTTTACATTATCAACAGCTGGCTTGTATGGACCATCTCTGGCTATCTATTGCAATGTTTACTATAAAAATAATGGTGTATTACCAATTTCACTGACACCTCTCTTTAATAGGGATTCAAAAACAGCGGGTGGTTTTACTATTCAAATTTCTGGTGGTTGGATGGATTATACTTATTTTTAACCCTTTCAGACCTAATGTCCCACGTCCTACTGACTTATTGGTCAATTTGGACCGAAAACCCTTTAGGTCCCATTTGTCAAGTGTTGTGATAATTTTTAATGATTACTTTAATCATTAAAAATTTATACGAATAAATACGAATACTATGGTATCTTAGTACCCAATAACTTAAACACCAATTTTAATCTTGATTCCCATACCATTAAGTTCTTGTAATAAATTTTTTGAAGAATATGGTATGTTGCATCTTTTAATATCGACCGAACCACAACAGTGACATTTTTTACTACTACTAGCCATACCCCCACAATCACCACACACATTTATTTCAAACGGGTCACTATACAAGAACATCCGTTCGTTCAAGAACTTGGTTGCACCATGAGCCAGCATACAATCTTTCTCCATCTCCCCAAACCTTAAACCTCCACCTTGAGAACGACCACAATTTGGTTGTCGGTGTAAGGTTGTCACTTGACCGTGAGACCGTGCATGCATTTTATCAGCCACCATATGCTTGAGTCGATGATAGTACACTGGGCCCATAAAAATTTCATTTTTAATTTTCTTACCTGTGAAACCACAATACATATACTCTGATCCAGAATGGTTGAAACCATGCCTTGTTAGACTTTGACATAAATCGTTTAAAATAGTGCTTGAATTCTCCCTAAAAGGAAGACCATTTCTGTATTCTGGTTTGGGATCAACACAGTACAATTTACCCATAACAGTTGCTATAATTTGGTTTATGGTCATTCTTGACGGTATACAGTTTGGATTTATGATTATATCAGGAACCATGCCATCAGCCGTAAACAACATATCTTCCTGTGGATAAATCATACCACAAGTTCCCTTTTGTGCCATCCCCGAGCAGAACTTGTCTCCGATCTCGGGTAGACGTAGTTGTCCGATAACCACTTTAACTATCCTACAACCATCTTTTACGGTATCAATTATACGGTCAACAAAACCTTCTTCTCCCGCTTGGATAACAATACTGCTGTCTACCATCCTTTCCTCTTCGTTTTTATTTTTTATGGTTACTTTACCTATTACAACATCCCCCTTTTTAACTCTTTGTCTTCTTCGAACGACACCGTTTGATGCTAGTAAACCATAATTACAATCTCTGGTTTTAATTGAATCCAATGGCACAACTATCCTTTCTTCAACGATACCGTTTTTCTTTTCCTCGGCTGTATAAGTATTGTATGTGATGGATCCAAACAACCCTCTTTCAATCGATGCTTTGTTTAGGATAATACTATCCTCTTGATTGTACCCCGTATAACATGCTATAGCAACTATTGCGTTAATACCGTTTGGATAGTCGTTAAAGCCGTTGGCTTCTGCAATGTCTGTGGTAACAAGTGGTTTTTGAGGATAGTTTAGGGTATGTGAAACTGTTTCGGTTTTCAAATTGTGACATGGTACAAACCCTATGGCTTGTTTTACCATTGAGGTATAAAAACAGTTTCTAGCCGACTGAGTACGGTTAGAGAACGGTATTATTCCAGCGACTATACCCAACATACCACATGGGTGCATTTCCATAAATTTGTAAGGAATAGTGGGGTTGTCTACCAAATCTTTTGGTTCGATAGCCGTAGGGTGTGTTTGAACCTCGTTTATATCAACGTATTTTAATAATTGATTGTTCATAAAAAAATTAAATGTAGGTTCAATTGGACGTTTAAATAGTCGAATATTGTCCAAATTAAAAACAGGTCTAATAAGCCTTCCAGGATCTGAAAAAATTTCAATAATTTGTAACTTGTGATTGACCACTATACTAATGTTTATACTGCTCAAAAAATTAATGGTGTGGATGGTGTCAACGTGACCAGTAAAGAATGGAGCACCATTAACAAAAATTGGATAACATCTCTCCTTGTTTTTAACCTTACAATCACATAAAGCGTTAAATGTGGTTATCAGATCCATAATTTCACATGTTGGTATACCTGTGGTGATATGAGCGAAGATGGCCATATTCAACACTATACCTACTCCTTTACCTTCGGGTGTTTCAACCGGGCACACCAAAAAAGCGCTAGAAGGGTGTATCTGTCGAATCTCTGATGTTTTAGCTTCTTTCCCATCCTTGCTCTCTGGTATGACGACACGTCTTAGACTAGAGTAGTTTGATATCATAGAGACTTTTGGGTTTACTACTTGTGACACCCCGGTTCTTATATAAGTGTTGCGTTGAACTCCCCAATATCCAGACGAAAAACTGTACAATATACCCGTTGTGATGCCCGAAGTTCTTAGAAAATTTGAAATGTCCGGCTTTCGATTACGGATTTGGAGTATACAATTTTTCTGAAATTTCTTGTACAACAGTCTAAATAGAAAGTAGTACAGTTCGCCCGCTGTTTCAACCCGTTTATGGTTGTAATCGTCCCTATTATCAACCTCTATTTTACCTGTAAGAGTTAAAAGAAACTTTTTAACCATAAAAAACAAGAGATCTGCCCTTTGTTTTTTGGTTGATGTTATCCCTAAATGAGGAAATAAATCCATATCTAAACTTTTTTTGATATCTTCAATGGTCAAAGTACCAGTTGTTTCTTCTTTGTCAGCGCTTACGCTCATATTTCTGAAAACTTTTACCAATGTTTCTTCTTCATCGCTTTCTGGTTCACTATCACTATTATTATTTTCTATTGAAAATTCTTCAACACAGTCATTTTTTATGGTATCAATATACTTGTAAAGTTCCTTGGGCACACCAAATAGATCGTGGAAATTTTTACCCATAGTTTGATGGTCGAAACCCAAAGATTTGAAAATTATACCAACTGGGATATCTACTAGTTTTTTCTTTAGTTTGAGAGACACGACAATTTTATTCTTAATCATTTTGACTTGTACAGATGTAGAATGGAATGTTTCTTCACACATACTTCTCATCTCACAGATTAAAACATCTTCTTTTTGAGATGTGGATTTGACAAAACATAATGGTTTATTGTAAGCTTTTCGCACTTGGCCAATTAAAACACGTTCTTTTCCGTTTATAATAAAATAACCGCCTTTATCTGCTTCCGAATGACCATTAATTTTTTCATTTTCTTCGGGTGTAAATCTCAAATGACATACATCGGATAAAACCATAATTGGAATCTTGGCGATCGGCACTCGGTATTGTTCGTTGATATGTGGTGGCTTTCCTTCATTGTTTTCGATTGTTTCAATAATGTCAACACATACGTTACCTGTATAACTTAGATCTTTGTTGCGAGCTTCCTGTGGGTACAAAGACCTAACGCTTCGATCATCATCTATAATGGTTGGTGACTCCACACAAATGTTACTAAATTTTAGAGAATAGTTGTCATATTTGGTCGATTCATAGTTGATGCTAGGCTCGTTGTTAATGATGGTTTTTAACCCTTTAGTCACGAACCAATTAAAAGTGTCGATTTGGTGCTTGACCAAACCATTAACTTTAAAATAGTCCCTGACAATGCTTAATCTATTTTGTTCTGATAGTATTTGTTCCATTATTTATTTTACAATTTTTTTATGGTTAAAATTCATTTTATGTTTTTCGAGTCTGTTGTTAAGAATGACGAGCTACTAGATAACAACAGAACTATGATCCACAACAACCAAAGTAATTTCAAAAAAGTGGATTTTTAAAAAATTTTCTAAATGTTATTAAATAAAGGATGATTGCAGCATTCGATATGGGAATTAAAAATTTCGCATTCGCGGTTAAAAAAGGCGATGATTTTATACTTTTAAAGACCATTAGTTTGACGGATAAAATCGTCAAGAGCGATTTGAACCATTTAAAAAAAGATGAATTAAGTGAGATGATGTCTAACCTTAATATTTCTAAACCAGACAAAATTGTAAAAAAGGCTATGGTTGACCTAATTTTAGTCAAAACTAAGAAAAGTAGCAAACCTGTGGATTTAGGCATTTCAATGTTTCAAATAATGGATGATTACCGCCACTATTGGAATGATTGTGATACTTTTTTGATAGAGAGACAAATGACCATTAATCTACAGGCTTTAAAACTTTCCCATTACCTTGAATCGTACCTTAAAATCCACTATCCAGAAAAGAAAATTTTAAACTATGATGCCTCCATGAAAACTAAGAAACTTGGAGCTGAAAAATTAAAGACTAAAAAAGACCGTAAGAAATGGACTATTGAATTTGCGTCTACCGTCTTAAGAGATGAAAATTTAGGGTACTATCAAGCTTTAAACAAGAAAGATGATATAGCGGATGTTGTATGTATGATTGAAGCCTATCAAAGTAAAAACAATTAATACTATTTTTAATGGTTTTTAAAAACCATTAAAAATTAAATTTTAGACGTTCCACCAAGCATACGCTGACCATTTGTAGATATTGGGTATTGTCTGAGTTGCCACATCTCTCCATTCCTCTTGTTCATCAACGACTGCATCAAGTCGGCGCGGTGCTGAAGTGCAGAATTGTGGAACTCTTCGACTGCTAGTTGGTTATTGTTTCCCGAAAACATACAATTTTTAGGATCTTTCAGTCTACCAGTCGACTCACCGAAAGAATAAATATCTATTTTGTTTCTAGTTATGTAATTTGGTGCCCGAGCAGCATTAATATCGTCATAGTAAAATTTAGGCTGACCTAAAAGCTTATCGACGTAACCTCGTTGGGAGTCTGAATAACCGACCATCCTAGGGTCGTAAATCATACTTGGCTCATCGCCGGTAATATAATCTTTTTTATAAGGTAAATTGTTACCATGTTTTTGATTTTCGATAAACAATAAATCTTCACCGTTAGTAATGGACGTGTACACCTGTTTTTCTGGTACCGTCGAAACTCCATAATTCTGTAAAATTTGTGGTCTAGACAAGCGCTCTTCCGATACGTCATACGGACTGAGATAATTGTGGTCAGCAACAGCTTTTGGACAATTCTTCGTTTCAAAACCTTCTTTTATGAGTGGTTTGGACCATTTTCGACCACAATTACACACGCCTCTACATGTACAATCGTCAAGGGTTACGTAACCGGACAAAAACAATTCGTCTGATTTATGGTTGTTTGTGGCCGAATGAATCGTATAATTGTCTGTACCCCATTCGCACATATCCGCTATTGGTGGTATTATCATTGGAGCAATCAATGTTCTAGGGTTGACTCCACCAATTAAACGTCTCGTAGCTGTTTCGGTGGTTCCATTCGAGCTCAAAGCTTCACACCCACACCATCTGTTCATCCCTAAAAAACCATCGTTCTCGGTACACGTTGCAATGGTTGGTTTGGGTGTTGTATCATATCCTTCCGGTTTGTAACCATAAACCGATGCAATATTGTTATCGTAGTCGATAGGTTGATATGTCTCCATCTGAGAAGATAGTTTGTATGGACTAAATTCATCATTATTTAAATTGTTTATAAAACCAGCATACGATGGTGTAAATTGCCTTCTTGTTTTTATTGTGTTTGGATGGTCGTGAAAACCTTCTTTTAAAACAAATTTTGATCGCCTCGTTTTGTCGTACAATAGTGTACCAAACATGACGCTCAATACTATAAAGATCACTTCAATCATTTATTATATCTATAAATCGACCATAGGACAAATCTTGTATTTGTTTTTATTTTCTAGTTAATAAATATGACAACCTTAGAACGAAACACATATAATATAAACAACAAACTATACTATTCGGCTGACGAACTAAAATCGTTCGATACTCTTTTTTTCAAAGGGTGTCTATGAAAATAGAAGATAACCCGTTTGTGGTTACTTCAAAGGTTTTAAAGGCCAAACTATTTCTTTCTGAAGAGTGGTCTAAATCGAACTTAAAGAAAGAGGTTACTCCACACCTTTACATTATAAAATTTTCGTTATCGATGAACTAATCAATGTCGAACAAATAAAGATAGTCGCCCATGAAGCTATGTCCAAGATCAATTCTTTAGGTACGTATGTAACCTTGATTTGAAGTGTTTAAGATATGAAAGGTTTTTGCAGAAAATTGATTTATATCAGTAAAAAAAAAATATATTTAAAAAGAATGGAGTTCGAAAGCTTTAATTCGATATTATCTGAATCTGTTGGTTATAGAGCTATACATAGTCCAGAATATTATGATTCTACTTGTATAGTGACTGAAAAGATTCATGGAGCTAATTTTTCAATTTATATTTTAAATAATGGTACTTCACAACCTAAAATTCAATATGCATCAAGAAAAAAAATTTTAAAGGTGAATGACCCTTTTTTTAATTATAAAAATTTTTTTAACACAGAGCTTGAATCAAACCTTAAAAAAATATACAAATCTTTAAAGATACAAACAAACATAAGATTTATTGGAGAAATATTCGGAGGTGGAATTCAAAAAGAAATTGATTATGGTGAATTAGACTTTAATTTTTTCCATATGCAAACTTCTAACGATAATATTGTTTGGGATAATATAATGGATTGGGGAATCATCGAAAATTATTCTAAACAATTTAATCTTAAATTGGTCCCTAATATTACTTTTGGAAAGTTTACCGAATTATATGGTACTTTAGATCCTAAATTTCAAAGTAAATTAAATTCGAACGTTTTATGTGAAGGATTAGTTTTTAGAGTTACGGTTGGTACCGACCTTGTATTTTTCAAAAAACGTAATCAAAATTTTCTTGAAGTTAAAATGTCTGATAATAAAAATAAAAATAAAAATAAAATGTCTGATGATATTCTAGCATGTGCAACTAAACAACGTATAATTAATACCCAAAGTAAACACGGTTTTGAAGGTATTAAAAATTTAAAGGTGTTGGTAGAGCTTACAATTGAAGATATTGAAAAAGAATGTGAAATTATGGCTGATAAAGAAACGAAACAACAATTATTCAGAATATTAGCTCCTTTAACCAAAGAAATTTTACAATAAATTATTGTTACTTTGATGGTTAAATAAACCATCTACCTTTGGAAAAAAAGAAATCGAAATCTTAAAGCTCAAAATGGAGTTGTTAACCTTTTCGACACAAAAAATAATTTTTTATGCTTATTTAAAGCATAAAAAATTTAAATTTTTTTATTTGGTTCCCGTTGATCCAAAACCACCTAAACCTCTTACAGAACGAACACACGTGTTTGTGGTCCGTTCTACACCATTAACGTCTTCTATCACGGTTGTAGGGTAGATTATACTTTCGACTATAAGTTGAGCAATTCTATCCTTTTCTTCGACCACAAAATCAACGTCGCTATGATTGTGCAAAATGACCATTAATTCGTTTTGATAATCTTCGTCGATAACGCCTGCACCTGCCTCAATACCGAACTTGAATGAAAGACCCGATCGTGATGCAATTCGACCATAAGTATTGAAGGGAAGAACAACTTTGACCCCTGTTTTTACGGCTTTGCGAGACCTTGCTGGTATAACACAGTTTTCAGAAGATTTAAGGTCATATCCAGCCGATCTTTCGGTACCCCTCTCAGGTGCTTTAGCCTTGTCATTAACCAAAATAAATCTTATTTTTGGTGGTTGGCTTCGCCCTGCTTTTATATTATTTTTAGTATAGGTATACAAAACCATTAAAATTAGCGCAACAACTACGTATATAATATTATCATCAACCATGGTTCTCGGTTCTCTTTATTTTAAAAATTTTTTACAGGAAAAAATCATTTTTAAATTTAGCGGTGACAAAGAGCACACACAAACTACACTTTTTAATGCTGTCTAAAAGCATTAAAAAACAATCTATCGAACCTTTTTAGATGTACCGCAATTGGGGTCATCCATAACCAATTTTGAATCCATCAAATTTTGCATTATTTTTGTACACAAATAGTTGATATCTTGGGCATTCCAAAAAGCAACTCTTTTGTAATCCTTTAAAGTACCATTATCTATATTTAAAATATTTTTTAATTTAGGGTTATTTCGCATCTTTTCTACATCGGACTGATCAAAATCAAAATCTTCGTCTGGCTTAATTTTAAGGCGGTTTGAAACCAAATCAACCAAGTCTTGTTTCTTCCAATTCTGGCACCTTTTACCTACATTTCGTTTTCTTTTGTCAACATTTTCGTCTTGGTCATCTTCAACCTTTCTTAGGCAAAAATCGTTGGTTGATCGATTTAAAAGTCCTATGTAACCTATTTTGTTATTAACAATTTTTATTTTACTTTTATCCTTCTTCTTCATATCCTCGATTTGTTTCGCCTCTTCAAAGGTACACTCCCTCCAACCATTTATATTTTCAAAATTATTTGTACACTTGTATTTTTCTGGGTGTAACCAAATGAAGCCCTTTTGACCATCTAAATTGTAATAGAGTTTAAAGTTATTAAGAACCATATCTCTAACAAAATTGTTTGGAGTGTCTTTGAAAGAGGTGCTTATACACAAACTTAACAATTTTTCTTGAAGATATATGGGTAGTTGAACCATTACCTTTTGCAGTTCTACAAGATTTTTGCTTTTAAAAATTTTATCTATCGAATCGACCATAAAACCTTGTTGATTGTTAAATATCATTTCATCGATACTTTTACCCCTATAAATAGTAGAATATTTATTATAGAAATCAAGGAGACTTGGGTCCTCTTTAGAACCGGTAATATTGGTGGATATGAAAAAAATATTGTTTACACTTTGAAGGTAATATGAACCTTCCGGTCGATTAAATAGACTTTTACGCGAACCTATGATGTTTTGAACCACAAGCAACACTTCGAAATAAGAATGGTTTGTTTCTTGAATAATTTCCTCGAGTGTGATAGGTTGTTTTATAACCTTTTCAAGTATAAATTTTTCCAAAAGTGTATAATTTTTGCTATTTTCAAAATATAAAAGATTGTAGTTTCTAAGGTCGTCGCCATCCTTAATTTCAATCGGGTTGTCGCATGTGTACTCGCAACTGGTGTACTCGCATTCTCGTCGATCATTTAAAGTTGGATTTGTTATGGTATTTCGAACCTTGTTAATTCTACAATCGAATGCGACTTCCTTAAGGAGACGAATAACCTTTTGTATACGAAAATCTTTTTCTTCGGAAATTTGATACATTTTTAGGTCGATAGAGTCACCATTATCAGGCATAGCGACATAATGGTAGATTTTAACTTCTGGAATTATTCCTTGCTTTATAAGGTTGTTGTGGGACCCCAACCTTAAACCTCTTGCAATTATTTGGCTAGTCTCGGAATAGTTCCAATGAGGTGTTAGAATGTACTCGGATTGAATATTTTTAAAGCTGAATCCTTCCATAACTACTCTAGACCCCAAAATAACAGAGATGTATTCACCGTGTATATTCTTTGCATTGTTAAACGCCGATATAAGTTGTCTAGTTTGACTGTCTGTGCTGGTTTCATTCGTAAAAATCACATATCTTTTCTGAGGTTTGTTAATATTGGACGAAAGTGTCGCGCGAGAGTAACCATTCAACTCTAAAAGGAGACTTAATACCATTAATCCAGACCCTTTTACAAATTCGGAGAAGACAAATGCCAATCGCCCTCTCTTGTAGTCTTTCTGTAGTTTGTCGAGTAAATCTGCATATTTTGCTGAATATTTACTCAGATTTCTTTGTAACTCTAGAGCGACTTGTGGCGATTTCAACTTGTAATTGTTTACGGTTTGAAGGATGTTTTTTTCAAACCCACTTTTACCATAACTTCCGTCTGGGAACACGAGAAGCGATGATTGTCTTGAATGGTTAAAAATCGACCTTTCTTCGTCGTCTTTACGTTTAGCCTCCAAATACACTTTAGTTTGAAAATTGTCCATTGCCACCGGATAAACTTTGAAATGGTTCAAAGTACCCATTAGTTCACCAACTTCCCTACGATTAACGTCGGACATCATTGCCCTCAAATAGGATATATATCCACCTATTTTTTGTTTAAATAACGTATCGTTTTCCAAATCTTCCAAGGTTAGTTTCTCCTTTAATATTAAATTTAACAAATCGACAATTTCTTCCGGTTTGTCCTTCATTGGGGTCCCTGTAAGCAATAAAATTTTTTTGGTTTGTAAAAGGTCAAATAAACCAGATATTTGAGAATAAATACGACTTTCCTCCACAACGGATGATACTCTCAAATTGTGGGCTTCATCCACTATAAAAAGAGAATTTTCGTATACTATGTTCTTCTCGCGATCGCTCATCTGTGATAGTTTCTTTGCAAAAATTTCAAACGTATCAAAGGTATAGTTAACCTTTACATTTCTTTTTATTCTTCTTTCCCTGTTTCGAACATATTTTTCTAAACCCTGGAGATATTGACCTTTTGTACAAACATTTGCCACTTCATTGATAAAATTGTTCTGTAGTCCCTTTCCCTTAGTCAAAACTACAACATTTTTTATAGTTGTAGATGGAAATTTTGAGCCATCCTGACGACTTTTAATAAATTCTTCAGCCACTCCGACTGCTGTACAGGTTTTACCGGTACCCATTTCATGAACTAGAAGTAGACCATCATATGGCGTCTGTGGGTTGATAAATTTTGATATTAGCTTTTGATGAAGCATTAAATCACCTGGGTGTTGTGGAAAGTCCTCCTCCTCGCCCAACTTATTTTCGGTAAACTCTTTAAGGTTTGATATATCCCTATCGAAAGCGGATGTTTGAATAGGGTTATACAGCGGTATAAAATCATATAGTTGGTAGTCCATTTATTTGTTGTGAATTCTTTAATGTTCTTTCAAAAAAGTTGGGCAAGGGTATACCCTTCGGAAAAGTTTCAAATATTAAATTTTTGATTTTAATGGTTACACGAAACCATTAAAATTGCATACTTCAAAATCCACTTTTTTGGTTGTTATGGTTATGTTAACCATTAAATTCTGGATAGTGAATTTTTTCCTAAACTTCTGGAAGCGTTGGAAGTATAGTTTTGTTGGCAAACTCTTGAGATATAAGCTTCAAAGCCTCCTTCTTTTTGTTCTGTTTTATTTTTCTCGTTAAGGTTGGTTTCTCCTTTTTAATAGGGTCATAAAATTAGGGATGGTAGCAGTCTCCTTTTCTTTCGTTAACCATGGTATTTTTATCTTTTATTTTTTTTGTAAAAAATTTCATTTTTTTGTAAATCAGAGGTACGATTATCCAAGAAAAAAATAATTGAAATTTTTTGACGAAAACATATTATAAATAAAGATGTGCGATCACCATACTATTATCGAAGACTATTGTGGTACATCAACATGTGCTACATGTCACATATTTTTCGATAAATGTTTTAAACAAGAAGTAACCACTAATTATAACGGTCCCAAAATAAATCTTTTAAAGACAAAATCGAGCATAATATCTACATTAGAAAATAATTTTAGAATTAATGACGTGAGTACCCTTAATATCACTGAAAAAATTTTTAATCTAACAACAAAAAAAAAGCTGGTCAAAGGGGACAATAAAAAGTCAATTTTATGTGCATCATTATATTATGCTTATCATCATCTTGAAAAACCAGTTGACTTTCAAGACTTGCTACTAAAGTTCAACATTACCTATAAAACGGGACTGAAAGGTTTAAGGTTGTGTCAAGTTGCTCTACAGACGTGCGACAAAACAGAACTTTTAAAAATTAAAGGTCAAATTCATTCATTTACCGCTACACACAAGGAAAAATTGGAAGATTTAATTAGAAAGTACGATATTCCATTAAAATATTATGATGAAATTGAAAAAATTATAATTGCTTGTCACCTTAAGAAAAATAAAATTTTAAATGATAGAATGAACAATTTATGGTTCTCTTGCATCTTCTATTGGCTTATAAAAATTAACCCGTGCATTGATGCTGAAGAATTTATAAGCATCAACGACTTTAATATCTCTCTTAAAAAATTAAAGTCGGATATAACCTATTTGAATAAGAATTTATAAAAAGTGTTTTTAATGCTTTTTAAAAAGCATTAAAAACTTAGTGGCTATATAGATCCATTCCAACTTTCTTTCCTTTATGGTTATTCTCTTCATAAATTTATTGATTCTAATAGACTTACGTTCAGCCTTAATTCTGGCCTCCTCTGCTTGTTTAGCTCTTTCTTCGGCGTCTTCGACTTCTTTATCTTTAATGGCCAATTTCTCCATAGCTTCAGTTAGCTGAGAGTCTTGAATCTTACGTGTTCGCTCCGTTTTATCTATCAGGTAGTTCATTGTGTACTCTCCGTATGCAAACATAGCTTCCTCGAGATTCAAGTAGTAGTCTCTCACAACTTCGGCGTTTTCAGTGTTCAATCTTAAAACGGCTTTTTTAAAGGCTTTAATATCCATCGAAATCCATTTCTTTCTATTTAGATTATTGGACGGTATCAACCGAGCTTCTTGTTGAACACATGGATACTCGATAGCCAGAGGAAGATCGTAACCTATTTCTTCGTATGGAATTTCATGACTTCGAAGAACCTTTGAAAAATTAAATTGTTTAATAGAGTTATCTTTACCTTTAAAACCCATCCAGTTTAATAAATTTGTCGTCACAATAATAGGTTGAAAATTAACCTTTTTCAGCCCATCCAATTGGATGGGCTGACTCTTGCTTAAAGGATACCATAAATCTTGGAACCAATCCGACGTTATATCAAAGGCTAAATTGTACCCTTTTACGAACGTAAAAATATCCATTAATCCACCACCCTCACCGTATCTGAGGTCGACTATCCACTTTTCTACTTGTTGTTTGAATTCCTTCTTATTTTTAAAGTTCTGAGAACCATTAATTAGACTATATAAACCAGATTCATTTATATACACGGATTTACCTTCGTTATAAGTTAATGGTTTAAATGAACCTAAAGAGGTGCACCCCCCACCGGGTTGGACCAACGTCTGTAAGGTCTGTTTATGTTTTGGTTTAACATTTTCATAAAGGGCTTTTTGAATATTACCGTATCCCAATACTTCACACGCGTCTCTACCACAGAAGTAGGGATCTTCAATAGTCCCACATAGTTTGATTTGGTGGTCTCTACCACCAATATTAATAGTCAAGTGTTCGCGACACTTGGTTAGGTCAATCAAAGCATTCATATTTATTATATATTTTTCTTCTTGGTTAAATTTTTCATTTTTTTGTTCAAAGTTACATCTTCCGACTCTTGCGGTCAAAATGTTGTCCATTTCGTCTCGTATTTGAATAAGAATTTATAAAAAGTGTTTTTAATGCTTTTTAAAAAGCATTAAAAACTTAGTAGACTATTTTATACTTGAAGGAACCATCGTCTATCTCGGTTTTGCTATCCTTCCAACCGGTTAGTTCTTTGATTTGGCACCACAAGTCTTTTTTGGGTGCATTAGTTACCTTTGAAAGTCGATTCACTAATTCCTTTCTGTCGACAACTATATATCCTTCTCGTTGTTCTTGAATTGTAGTCAAAATGTTGTCCATTTCGTCTCTTATTACACTTAGATCTTCCTCTTCAACGTTTATAGTTTCTGTGTGTTCCCCGATTTGATAGGTAATTTTGCTACAATCTAGACGCGGTGGGGGCTCATCATCCTCTTCTAAACTTGCATTTAACCTTGTTCTAATAAAATTGTTTATATAGTCTATACTCGCATCATAATTTTCCACAATAAAGGCTATTATATCCCTTAAATCGGAGAACTTTATACCACACACCAATTCGGCGTTATCTCTGTGTTTAAAGTCGGCTAAGAGCTTTTGTATATGGTAATCAACATCTTTACTATTGTAGCATCTCATAACCCAACAATAGTAGTAGGCATCCTCAGACGGTCTACCTGTATTATAAGGCCCAATACGAGCACTAAGACGAGTAGTTGAACCGGGTTTAAACATACGTTCTTGAGAGTAGAATTTTGTTGTGGCTATATAGATCCATTCCAACTTTCTTTCCTTTATGGTTATTCTCTTCATAAATTTATTGATTCTAATAGACTTACGTTCAGCCTTAATTCTGGCCTCCTCTGCTTGTTTAGCTCTTTCTTCGGCGTCTTCGACTTCTTTATCTTTAATGGCCAATTTCTCCACTGCTTTAGCTAGTTCTTCTTCTTTAATTTTAATGGTATTCCTAAGCTCAAATCTACCAGTTTTTCTTATATTAGGAAGAACTTCTTTAAATATCCACTTTTGAAATTTTTTAGCGACTGGTAACTTACAATGAAACATAAGTCTGTATAAACCTTCCTCGTTAATATAAACAGTTTTTAACTCATTATATGTAAGGTTGTCTTGAACCATAGAGGTCGTCCCCCCCCCTTGGACGACCAGTTCTCCCAATGTAATCTTACAGTCTTCTTCGATATGGGACAAAACATCTCTGTATTTTGAATACTCAAACACATTACATACATCTCTACCACAAAAATAAGGTGTGATTTCTTCTTCAAACTCGCCCTTCATAATGGTCGTAACAATCTTAATATTTTTGGAATCAAATACTTTTTCTAAAAGGTTCATCTTTATTATATATTTTTCTAATGTAATCTCTCCACAGACTCAAAAAAACTATTATAATAAAGGATGAAAGACAACGATAAAAAATTAATTTTACTAGACCTAGATAATACTCTGATTTGTGCGGAAGACTTGGCTTTCATCAAAGATCAGACTAAACTAGTCAAAGCACGTGAAAAATTCCGAAATGTCAGGATGGAAGACTACTATGACATATTCGAGAGACCCCACCTCCAAGAATTTTTAGATTACCTTTTTAAAAATTTTAATGTTGGTATATGGACAGCTTCCTCCAAAGACTACGCGGTGTTTGTCGTGAAAAATTTTATAACTCAGCCAGACAATAAGGTTAAAGAAGACCGTAAAATTCAATTATTTTTATGCTCTCACCATTGTAACGTGTCTAAAAAGCACTTTAATGGGGTTACCAAAGATTTAAAATTAATTAGTGATAAGTGGAACCTTAAAAACTTGAACGATGTAATGTTGGTAGACGATTTAGAAAACTTGGCCGAACATCAACCTAAAAATGTTATTCCTATTAAACCATTTTATTATGATAGAGAAGCATCTTACGACGACAAGGCACTTTTTAAGATTAAAGAAGCCTTGGAAAAAATAAAATAATCCTTTTATAAAACACATGTAAGAGCTTTCGTCAGCCATCCAAAAGGGGGATGAATTTTCAAACCTGTGTAAACCATAATTTGTGTTTAAAAACTTTTCAGTTTCGGAAAGGATATAATGCATCATTGCATTTAAAGTTTCCATTATAAGGTTATTTAAACCACCCTTTCGACCCCACCGGTCTGAAAGGATATCTGGACAGAAGGTAAAAGATACAATAAATAAATGCATCAGCTCATTATCTTACTATCCGTGCTCTTGATTGTAGTACTGTTAATGCTTTTGAAGCCAATGAAGGCTAAACATAGCCTATTAAAGGATTTAATGACATTGAAAACACACACGGTTAATATGCTTAATAAGACCTTAAAAGTAGATACGACCAAACTGGTTGATTTCCACGTTCCAGACGTCCATTGCGACGGCATTCTTGATACCGTCTTATCGCCCGATGAACTGGTCAAATTGAGCCGTGAAAACTTGGATTTGTACAACAAACTAATAGCGTGTGGTTATACCAGAACAGTTGGTATGCTACATGGATTCGCGCTGTGGTCAGATTTATCCAAAACTAAAGATATGAAATCATTTCAATATTTTGTGGACTGTATTAGCCGTATAGAATGGAAAGATCCAACGCTGTTTATAGACTTTCATACACCTAAATCCAAGATTGGAAAATGTATAGTTTAATTTATTTTTAATGATACAAAGTATCATTAAAAATTTTTAGTTTACAAATAAGGTTTCAATTCATCCAATTCTTGGAGCCAGATTTGGGATGCTGTCTTCTGCTCCAGTTCTTTGAATTCTTTTTTTAGAGTTATAATGGTGTTTTCTAAACATTTAACCGATGTTAGAGTACAACTCCTTATTGGAATATTTAGTAAATAATTAAAGGATTTATCAACCTTTAAAAATTCCTCTTCTTCTAAATATCGAATAATGGTTTCGTCTTCTTGTTTTAAAAACTTTTCATCATCAATTACGATGTGGATAAATTTAAGTTTATTTTCATTCAATGTAATTTGGTATCGTAAGACCTTTAATTGATGTTGCCTTCTCAGTTCGTAACAATTTAATCGAGAGATATAAAACTCCTTAAAAATATCGTCTACTCGTTCATATTTTGTTATGATATTTTTATGATTAAACAAGACCATATTTGTTGTATAAATAGTTGTGGTCATCTTCAGGTAAGAATGGTCTGGAAGACCATAAATAGAAAAATTTACGTTTTCAATGGTGCTTTCGTTAACTAATTTTGTCATCAATCCTTTTTCGATTAAAGAGTAACAGTGTTCCTTAAATTTGTCGGTCCACACTCCAATGGGCAATTCAGTCACGTTGATAACATCATCGGTTATATACTTCATACGACCAAAACTTTTATATTTTGTTTTTGTATTGTCCAAAGGTTTTATTTTACCTTTAAAATTTTTATAAAACGGATCAATATCAAGCCTCTCTTCCACCTCGTCACATTCTTCTTTTAATTTTTTATACAAATGGTCAACAATCTCCTTTGGATTATATTGAGGTATAGAGCACGACCACCCGGTTCCTATACCAACGCAACCATTAATTAGAATCATGGGTATAATCGGAAAAAAGGTTACCGGTTCACCTTCGGATGTATGCTCTAGAATAGGATCATCTTCTTCCCTAAAAATATATTTTAAAATTTCTTGAGGCCTGGTATAAATGTACCTTGAATTTGCCGAGTCTTTGCCTCCTTCCAATCTGGTACCAAATTGACCATCTGGCACCAATAAAGGAATGTTATTGGTGCCAACAAAAGTCTGAGCAAACTTTACTATCGTTTCACAAAGGTTCTGTTCACCGTGTTTGTAGTCTGTTTGTTCCGCTACGTAACCACTCAATTGGGCAACCTTAATAAAGTCGGATTTCTTTAAAGATTTAAATTTTTTACGAATGGCGTAGATAACCTTTCTTTGAGACTCTTTTAACCCATCGATACACGAGGCTAAACTCCTCTTGCAATCTTCGTACGAAAATTTAATCATTTCATTCTCCACAAAATCGCTAACGTTAATATCGATTATATTTGAGGTGAAAGTATCCAAAGAAAATTTGGATACCTTGGGATCGTATAAATTTAACCACACTTTTCTCTCGTTTGCATTTTCATCTTTAAACACTTTATTAATGGATACTTCACTCGTTAAATCGTATTCGTATTTGACAAGTTTCTTACCAAAAAACAATGGAGTATCTTTAGGCCCAATAGTACCCAACCCTTTAAAATATTTAAAATTTTTAATTTGTGGATGATTCTTTCTATATTCTTCAAACGTATTTTCGTCGTAAAATAAAAGGTCTTTTTCAGCCTTTTTTGTGAAAACTTTAACAATCGGAGTTTTCATGCTTACGATGAACCCTTTACGTTTAATTAAAGAAGGAAAAAGTTCAGCGAAAAAGTTGATTAAAAGACCTTCAATATGTATACCATCTTTGTCCGCATCCGTTAAGATTAAAAGTGTACCATAGTTTAAAGTTTTGAAATTTTGAGGTTGAGAGTAGTCTACTCCAAATTTAAGTCCAAGAACTTTAATAAGGTCCGAAACAACCTTGTTACTCGTTATTTTAGAAATGTTTACATTTTTGACATTGAGAAATTTTCCTCGTAGCGGCAGTATACCAAAGTGATTTCTACCCTTTTTCCCAAGTACTCCTGTTTGGATACCAGAGACTGCGTATGATTTGGCAGATAGTCCTTCGCACACAATCAAGATACTATCCATACCGAGATTGTTAGCTTGATCGTAACCATCGATATTAACTATTTTTCTACGAGGACCTTCAATTTTTTTCAGAGCCAATAGTTCTTTCGACCTTAAAATTTTATTTTTAATCAAGGTTATTACATCCCATTTTAAAATTTTATTAATTTGCGATTTTTCAATGGATGAACCAACCTTTGGAGTTTTAAGAGTATTTTTATTTTGACCGTCAAATTTAGGTTTGTTTACACGTGAGTGAATAAAAAATTGAAAGAATGGTGCAATATCAGCCTTTGTCAACTTTATATTTTTTTTATTTTTATTATTTTTATTTAATGCTTCCAGTAAGCTTGTAAACACGGTTCTAGTCCAACTCAAAACATGTTGCCCACCTCCACCTGTTATTTGACCATTGACAAAAGAAACGGAAGAATGTGGAACTTCTGAACCAACAATTACCACTTCAGAATTTTCGTATTTGATGGTTAAAACATCCTTTGGAATTTCATTATAGTACAGCTCAGCATAAGATTGAAGATTTTTTACAGGTATTTTTTCATCATTAAAATAGAAATTGGTTTGTGGTAAAAGAGAACTTACATCGATCACAAGTTTTTTAAAAATTCCCATTATTTCTTTCGGATATGTGGTCATCTTAAACCTTTGAAAATCTGGTATATACCTAATTTCAGTTGAACCAGAAACGGTTGAACATTCTGTTACCTTTGGCTCGGTTACCGTGGTCATATTGTTCTTCCATTCTTGGCAAAATTTCAACCGCTTTTCAGGGTCGATACCAGTCACAGAAAAGAACTTTGAAAATATATTGGTACACTTAACCCCAACTCCATTTTTACCCGAAAGTAGACTGTTTTCATTGTCATAGTTGGAACTTGACCTAAAATGCCCAAAAATTAAAGTATGAATATAAAGGTCGTTTAACCTCTCAAAAGTTTTTTTATCTTCGTCGTTCAATAGTTCGGATTGAAGGTTACCTTTACCTTTAACATTGTGATCTTTATTTTTCGCAATAGGTATAAATTGGCCATCGTTCCACACTCTTGTTAAACCGGTTTCAAGGTTAACGTTAACCTTAACAACCTTACATTTTAAACTATCTTTGCTTCTTTCCGCGTTGTCGACTGCGTTAGTCAAGACTTCGACAAAAATGCGAACAAGAGCCTCCGGTGTAGAGATGGTTTGGAGTACGATCTTCTGGGTAACATCGTCGAAGATGTAATCCTTGCGTTGGACTGACTCTACGTCTCCTATATACACATCCGAGCAATCTAGAACGTGTTGGATGTCATTTTTTACTGTATAAGTTATAGTCTTATTAGCCATGTTTATTTTTATTTTTTTTATCGAAAAAATTTCATTTTTAAAGTTAAAGTTAACGCTTCCCACGAAACATTTTTTATGCTCCAATAAAGCATAAAAAATTTAATTAATCATCTTCCCGAAACATAAGGTATTATCAGACTTTATATTGACTATTTTAACTGTTATGGTTGACCCTGCATCTAAATCAATTTTGTTTATTAAATAAATAATTAATGGTCCAATTTCAACCCATTGATATTTGCTATCTGATCCCTTTTTCAATTGTCCAGTAAAGGTATGGTTAACCTCAGGTATATACAAATCAGATCTTATACTAATTTTAAAGATGATTTGACCAGACAATTTTATAATATTATCCAATATCGATAGAACTTTAATGTTTGAAATGTACCCTTTGTTCTTGAATGTTTTGGGATATTTATTGGTTAAAAGCAACCTTAAATTTTCCATTAAATCTCCATTTAAATATTTGGGTAAAACAACCACTTCTTCGTCAAATATATATTCTTTAAAGTATGGTTCCATTATACTTTATTTTTTAACTTTTTTTATGAGAAAAATTTCAATTTGTATCAGCGATTTGTCTCGAACCGCTACTTTTTGGGGGTCTACTCTTAGATTTTGAGATTTTTGAGAGGAGTCGAGTGAAAGTAAGAATGAGTGTCGTCTCTCACTCAACTCTCACTTTTGGTTTTGAGACTTGAAAATAGACATGGCGAAAAATCTTAGTTTTATGGTTAAAATTTCATTTATGGATAAATGACAGAGTTTACTTTAATTTGACCCGAGTAGTCGAAAACGAGTACTGCGAGTGCGACTCTTAGAGACGAAGAATAGAGGACTAGAACGTGTGATTGAACGAGTCGGATTTGTCTCGAACCCATACTTTTTGGGTCTACTCTTAGATTTTGAGTTGAGTCGAGTGAAAGTAAGAATGAGTGTCGTCTCTCACTCAACTCTCACTTTTGGTTTTGAGACTTGAAAATAGACATGGCGAAAAATCTTAGTTTTATGGTTAAAATTTCATTTATGGATAAATGAC